GTTGGTGGAACAAGAGTCTTTATGGAAACATCAGGCACAGATAATACTTATTTATATATGGCTATTGTTCTTGGAGAGGGAGAAATCAATGATATTACAGAAATTAGAATTGATGATAAAGCTGTTACTTGGTCAGGAGATTTAGCAGATAACACACAAAGAACAGTTGGAAGTGGAGATAGTAATTTTTATAAAGATAGTACAAGTTTAATTACAGTAGAACCTCATTATGGAACAGACGGACAATCAGCATCAAGTTTATTATCCACGTTATCAAGTTGGGGAAGTAATCATAAATTATCAGGATTAGCATATTTAGCTTTAAGATTTACTTGGAATCAAGACGCATTTAGTTCAATTCCAAAAGTGCAATCAGTAGTGCAAGGAAAAAAAGTTGTAACTTTAGCATCTAACTTATCTGAAGAAACTGCTAGTTTTTCAAGTAATCCAGCTTTTTGCTTATTAGATTATTTAAGAAATACAAGATATGGAAAAGGAATAGCAACAGCAGACATAGACTTACAAAGTTTTTATGATGCTTCACAAGTTTGCGTAACACAAGTAACACCCTATTCAGGTGGTTCAGATATAAACATATTTGATTGTAATGCTGTTTTAGACACATCAAAAAAAATTATAGACAATGTTAGAACTTTATTAAGTGGTTGTAGAGGTTATCTTCCTTATACATCAGGGAAATATAAATTAGTTATTGAAACAACAGGGTCGGCTAGTATTACTTTAACTGAAGATGATATTATTGGTGGATATACTTTAAATAGTGAAAATAAAAATGATAAATATAATAGAGTTATTGTATCATTTATAAATCCAGCTAGAAATTATCAAGTAGATGAAGTTCAATTTCCACCAATAGATGACTCAGGTTTAACAAGTGCAGATCAACACGCAACAATGAAAACTGCTGATGGTGGTTTTTTATTAGAGGGTAAATTTGACTTTCAAACATTAACTTCTCCTTATCAAGCCGAAGAAATGGCAGAAATAATATTAAGAAGATCAAGAGAAGCTTTAAAACTTGATATAAATGTTGCTGGAGATGGATATGATTTAGCTATAGGAGATATTGTTAATGTTACTCATTCATCATTAGGTTTTTCAGCAAAAGCATTTAGAGTATTAGCCATAACTTTTAATGAAGATTTTACATTAGGATTGACACTTGTAGAATACCAAGCATCACATTATACTTGGGCTTCTAAAACAGCAGTAGCATCAACACCTAGCACAACACTTCCAAACCCTTTTGTTATTCAACCACCAGCTTCAGTTACTTTAACAGATACATTAGTTGAATATAATGATGGAACAGTTATTGTAGCTTTAGATGTAGCTGTAGGTGCATCTCCTGATAGTTTTGTTGATTTTTACCAAGTAGAATATAAATTAAGTACAGATTCTAATTATATAATATATGCACAAGGTTCAGGATTAAATCATAGAGTTTTAAACGTAATAGACCAAAAAATTTATAATGTAAGAGTTAAAGCTGTAAATAGTTTTGGAGTATCATCAAGTTATGTATCAGCAACAAGAACTATTGTAGGTGCAATAGAACCACCAAGTGATGTAGAGGATTTTTCTTGTAATATTGTAGGACAAGAAGCACATTTAGGTTGGACTCAAATATCTGATCTTGATTTAGCATATTACAGTTTAAGATTTAGCGAAGAAACTGATGGAACTGCTGATTGGCACAACTCAGTAGCTTTAGTAGAAAAAGTATCAAGACCAGCAACTTCTATTTCAGTACCAGCAAGGGCTGGAACATACCTTATAAAAGCAGTTGATAAATTAGGAAATTTTAGTTCAAATGCTACTGCTGTTATTTCCAATGTAACAAGCACATTAAATTTTAATGCTGTTGCTACACAATCAGAACACCCTAGTTTTTCAGGAACTTTAACAAATACAGTTATTACTGATGATGCTATTGAATTAGATTCTTCTGAATTGTTTGATAGTGCTTCAGGAAATTTTGATGATGAAACAACTAGATTTTTTGATTCAGGCGTTGCTAATGCTGACTTTCTTTCAAGTGGTAATTATCAATTTGCAGATGTTATTGATATTGGTGCAAAACATACTGCTAGAATTACTGCATCATTAACACAAACTTCAGATAACCCTGACGATTTATTTGATAATAAAAGTGGTGATTTTGATGATGCTAAGTCTAACTTTGACGGAGATACACCAGCTAATGCAAATGCACATATAGAAATAGCAACTTCTGATGATAACTCTACATTTACATCTTTTCAAAACTTTGTAATAGGAGATTATACAGCTAGATATTTTAAATTTAGAGTTGTTTTAATTTCAAGAGATAATGCTTCCACTCCAAGAGTAACTGCTGTAACTGTAACTATAGATATGCCTGATAGAATTTTTAGTGGAAATGATATATCTTCAGGTGCTGGAACTAAAACAGTAACATTTACAAATCCTTTTAAAACTGCTAATTATGCAGTTGGAATTACAGGACAAGGAATGGCAACAGGAGATTTCTTTTTAGTAGAAAGTAAAACAATTAATGGATTTAACGTAACCTTTAAAAATTCAAGTGGTTCAGCAATTTCAAAAACTTTTGATTTTATTGCAAAAGGTTTCTAAAAGGAGTATAAACCGAATATGGCACAACACGATTACGATATAGCAAACGCATCATTTCCAACAGTTAGATCAGACATTAATAGTGTTTTATCTGCAATTAACTCATCTAATTCAGGTTCATCAAGACCTAGTTCAGCAACAACAGGAACGATATGGTTGGACACAACATCAGCATCTAGTCCTACTCTTAAATATTATGATGGTGCTGGAGATATATCTCTTGCAACTTTAGACCATTCAGCAAATACAGTTAATTGGTTAGACAGCACAGTTACAGCAGATTTAGTAGGAGATACTTCTCCTCAACTTGGTGGAAATTTAGATACAAATTCACATAATATTTTAATAGATGATGCACATTATATTGCAGATGAAAATGGCAACGAGCAAATAATATTCCAAACAACAGGTTCAGCAGTTAATGAATTAGAAATAACAAATGGTGCAACAGGCAATCCACCTATTCTTGGTGCAAGTGGAGAAACAAATGTTGATTTACATATTAAACCAAAAGGTTCAGGAGAAGTTGTTATAGGAACAGGTTCAGCATCAGCAACTCTAACAACAAGTGGAACACACGATTTAGTTTTAGACACAAATAGTGGAACAAACTCAGGAAATATTACAATAACTGATGGTGCAAATGGAAATATAGATATTACAACAAACGGAACAGGTGCAATTAAATTTAATGATTTAGCATATATTCCACAACAAGCAATTACATCATCTTCAAATGCAGTAGCTTGGGACGCACAAGCAAAACCAAACGCATATCATCAGACATCAGAAAACACTACTTTTTCTGCACCAAGTAATGCAGTAGAGGGTGCTTTTATTTGTGTTGAAATTAATTACAATGGAAGTCATACGATTGCTTGGAATACTGTATTTGAGTTTTCTGCTTCAACAGAACCAACTGAAACTGCAACAGATGGAAAAACAGATATTCATATTTTTAGATATAATGGTGCGATATGGCAAGAAGTTGGAAGAACAATGAATTTAAGTGAAAGTTAAAATATGTGGGCATTAGTAGAAGATAACGAAATAACAAAAATTATTAATAAACCAAAAGGTTTAGTGATAGGAGATACTCGTCATTCAAGAAAAATATTTGAATTATGGACTAATGAAGAAAGAGAAGCTATCGGTATTTATGAAGTAATCTTTGATGACTCTAATAAAAAAGATGAAAAATATTACATTAATACTAATCAATCTTTTGACTATGCAGACGGAGAAGTTATTGCAAGTTATGGAAGTGCAACACCAAAATTATTAGAAGATAGAAATGAAGTTAATGCAGATGGAGAAGCTTTATTAGATGATAATGGAGATCAAATTGTTACTAAAGGTTTAAAATCTCAAAAAAAAGATATTATAAAACAACAAGCATCAGGATTATTAGCACCAACAGATTGGTATGTATTAAAAGCAATAGATGTAGAAGATTATTCAGTACCAAGTAATGTATCAACTTTTAGAACTAACGTAAGAACAAGATCAAATGAAATGGAAACTGCTATTGACAATGCAAGTGATGTAGATGCTTTAAAAGCACTATATGAATATACTGAACAAGCTGACGGTTCATTTGCAAGACCATTAGGAGAATTTCCAACATTG